AATAATGCGTAAAGCATTGTGTATATCACTAACGATATACCAGAAATGACCAATAGCCCAATAAAAGCTTTCACCGGGTTCCTCCTTTAAAATTTTTGATAAAAAAGAATACCGAGAGTAATTCTCAGTATTCTAGTGAAACTTAGTCTTCAGGGATTGTAAAATCACCTTCTAACACTTCTCCATTTTCAGAAGCTCCGTCAGATTTCTTAACGTGGTTGCTAATCACCTTAGCAGCAATTCCGCCAGCGGCTACAACACCAGTGATGATCAAGAGACGCTTAACAACTGGTCTAACGGCAACGATTGTTTGTACAATCTTGTCCTTAGTACTCAGTTCCTTAGCAACTTGAGTTTGTGGTGCGACCTCAGCTTGTGTCACCAAGTCTTCAGTAACCTCGTTAAGTTCTTCCTTAACTTCTTCAATTTTTGAAACGTTTTCTGACATGATAATGTCCTCCTTTAGTTTTTATTTTGTTTCATTATAGGATATGTATTTTCTGCGAACTATCTACCATAATGAAGATCACCATTACTATCTTCATATTCGTACCAGTGATCACTGATATCTGGACCGTTTTGTAACTCTCTACCAGTAGCATTACACAACTCTTCGTTTCCGTTAGCAGTTATAAATGCCTTTGCGAAAATGTTGTCACTACCCGCATCCACAATACGTGGATATTTTGTTTTACTCATTTTTCTACCTCACAATCCTTCAATACATTCTGATAAAGTTGCATTTTCTTTAACAGGATTTAATCCTTTAGACTCACGAATAAGGTTAATTTGCCTAATACACTCATTGAATCGCACTCTACGCCACTTACGAATATCGAAATCCGCCATATTTGCAGCTGGCCGATAGTGTTCAAACATTGATTCAAAATCATAATATACCAAAGCAATACTTCGGTATAACGCTTGTATATGCAATTTTGGAGAATATGCTAACTCAATCATCTGCATCCTCCCGATGTAAATGAATTAAATAATGCGTATTCGGAATTTCAATTTCCAATTCCTTTTCACAATACTTAAATTGTTCTGCCAAATGGTGCATGTCATCTTCTGACATTGTGATATGAACGTGGTGTTTCATTATTTTAGGTAATCCTTTCCCATTATGTGTCTAAGTTGGTCTAGTGTTGACTCTGTATTAACATAGTATCTTTCATAAATAGTGTCTACTATATCAAAAAAATACAATAGTTTATCTTTATCAATATCTTTTTGTCCCGTATATGGATCAAATGGTATAGTTTCTCCTATTATAGAGATTTTATCGTCGTAGTAAAATCCCTCGGCTAAACTAATCACGAGCTCATCAACCAATTCTCGTGTCTTTTTCCATAAATATAACTCACTATCGAGCATAACAACTTTATCAGGCACCATTAGTAAACTGAATATGTAGTTTTTATACTCATCCTCAAATTTAACCCTTCGCCATGCTTCCATAAGACGCTCAATATACCATTCGTCTATACCGAATATATCTTGTAATGGAAGTTTACGTATATTATCTATGACTGCATCATAAAAATCGTCTTTAGACAATATGAGGGTATATTGCCTTCCATATGTCATCTGTTCAGCCCTCACTATTTGTGTTGTCTTCTAACACTTCCTGATAGTATTTATTGAACTCCTGTTTGAGTTCTTGAGCGCTCATGTACGCTCTACGATTGTCTGGATTGTCTTCTATTTTAGTCGCTGTATGTATAATTAATTCATATAGCAGCTTGTAGTTCTCATGATCAATATCTGCGGATCCAAATACAGTATTGTAATATGATGTCTCTAGTAGTGCAATCAGAACATTACCAATGATCTTACGCGCAATCCTGAAGAAATACAAATCCATATCCAAGACGTGCATATCATCTGGTATAGTCATAATGAATTGGAAATACTGTTTGTAATCCTCATTAGCAGGGACAACACCATTTACATCCGGTTCTGTCCAAGCAGAAATGTATTTGTCAAGTTCGGCCTGAGGAATTAATAGAAAATCATCTAATGGCATTGCTCGTACCATATCGATAACTGTCTGTTTGAATTCTCCAGAAGTCTTGACAATTGGTCTGTTGTGTGTCATCATTTACCTCCTTTATAAATTTTCATACATACTTACCATAATAAATAAGTAAATAAAAAGAACAAATAGCATTAAACAAGCTGCCATTAAGCACCCTAGAAAACCCATAGTAACTGTCAAATTAACAAGAAGTGCTAAACAGCATAGCTCGATAGCTATAAAAATAAATGTAAGGGCAATCATCAAAAGTAAATCCGATAAATTGTAGTCAATTAATTCAACAAGCCTTTCTTTCATCGTTTACTCCTTGTGTAAAAGTTCTCAAAGAATCTTTTAAGCATGTCCATCTTAGAATCTAACTCATCATTACCATAACAATATAATGTGATGAAATATAGATTCTTCTTATCATCAAACACAATAGGATCAATATCGATAATAAGGAAAGTGTCTGGATACTCATCTACAGCTTCTATAAAGTATTTTGTTTCCAGAAGCTCCACATTATTCCTAATAGTTCGATATCTTTCAATCGAATCTTTAATAATTTTAAGGTTGCTCGTTTCAATTCTCAAAATAAAAGCATTTTCGTCATTTGGACTTAGTTGTCCATTCACATTATAAATTGGTTCTCCCATTTTATAATCCTTTCTTTATATAGTATTGACTCACGATTTCTTTTGTCGTCATCTTTTCATTGTAAACACCAAATCCATACACATTAAACGTCCATGTATCCGTTCTACAGTCATATTGCAGTGGCGTTACGTCGGTTATAATACCAGATTTGAAGAAATTAAGTTCGTCGCATAGCATTTCTGGTTCAATTTTATGAATCATATCCGACATACCAGAATATCTTTTATAATCGGACATTGCCTGATCTTCATGAGTATACCTGATAAACACTTGAAATGTATTATTACCAGGATACTTCACATGTTTCTTTACTATTCTTTGTGGTTCCACATTTTAACTCCTCACAAAAAAGAAAGGGATAAGTTAATCCCTTTATTTGAAAAATCGATTTGATACAATAGACCACATCTTAGATGAGATGATATTGAATTGTTCGAAATTCAACACAGCAGCCATTCCGAGAATGTTCACAAGCGCTTGAAATAATTGCTCAGGTTTGACTTTGTACTTTTGCTGCTCGTTCTTAACAGCGATAAGTTTAGCCAACTTGAGATTTAAATCTTGAACCTCTGCGTTATTCTCAGATAGTGCCATCTGAATTTTGATTTCTTCAATTTGCATATCTAAGCCGTCATATAATATAGCCATCATAATTTTTCTCATATGATTTACCTTCCTTTCATTATAGCATAGGGAAATCCTGCGGTGATGTAATCCTTTGAATAGGTTCAAATCTACATGGTGGTGGTTTGGGAGGTTCATTTAGAGGAATAAGAGTTACCATAAAATCAGAACTTCCTTTATCGATGGGTTCCTCTATAGTAATAAATGTCAAAATATAAGGTTTACCCAAGAAGTCTACAACCATTATAATCTTCTTACTCTTAATCCAATTTTTGGGGCGCATATAATCCCAATAAAATGAACGGATTATTGGATTATCTACAAAGTATAACTTAACCTTGTCGGGTTCTCTTGAAGAGAAATGCTCCGATACATATGAGTTAACAAGCGTAGAATATACTTTGTTGTCGAAGTTAATTATAAGTCTGCCAATCATATTAATCCCTCATAATAGCTGTGATGCCCATAGTATAAAAATTATTTCGCATGAAATCGATAGAAGTAACAACAATCTCATAGTTTTTACCACTAAGAATACGCCCACAAATTGAATTTTTACCCATATTATGATTTTTTAATATCCTCGGCTATGGAACATGCGAATTCAAAAGATATTACCGGATTGATTATGCATTGGTGAAATCCGCTCTCCACAAGATGTAAAGGATTTTCCTTCATTGTTACCATGCTTGGATTTAGAAAAGAATAAACTCTGTCGTTTACATTTAAAATAACTCGTTCAATCATGTATAACCTCACATTCAATTTGCACACTAAAATCACTAAATAGTTCAATAGTAATATCGTTAACTTTCACATTTAAAGTAGGACCAACACCTATATAAATGACGCACTTGCATGGACTAAAATTACTATTAACAATATCGTTAAAAATCATAGATGCTATTTTATTCGATACACTAGGCATAATCAAAATATTCTTTACGGAATATATCGGTGAATTATCCGCATATGTTGATAATGTATCGTCACGCATATAGGGATCTAGAAATGAGTATACCCTATCGTTCATATGTAGTATAACTCTATTAATCATCCCCTAGTTGCTCCCGAAGAATATCATTCTGATCTTGCAAAAACATTGACTCGCCAAGTTTACCTTCTTCATCAATTGCAGCGTTCAATTCACGGTTCATTT